ACTTTAAATATTGCAGTATATATGTTGCCATCTGCACCTGTATATTTTACTTGTATACGCTGAGTTGACAAGTCGTCTGGTCTAACAACATGCGTACTGTCTACACTTGTTCTGTACCAAACTCTAATAGTATCTCTTGGAATGTTACCAAACACTTTGTCTGCAAACAAGATTGATACTTTGTTGCCTGTTCTAGTTTTTACACTGAACACATCTCTCTCACCTGCTTTTAAATCATTGTAAATTACATTACTGTTAACATCTGTAACTTTTTTCCAATTCTTAATAACGTTGCCTGTGCTGTTAATGTTCTGTACCCATATGTCTGAATTGTTTACATTTGCTGCACTTATGTCTAATGATAAATTATCTATTGGTGTGTCAATTGAAAAGTCTTGATAACCTAACGCACCCTGCTTAACACCAAAGTAAAAACCTGTGTTAGCACTGTTAATTCCCTTGCCGTCATTTTTAAAATATATTCCTAAACTTCCAACAGGGTCTGGCGACTTCTCTGCAAACGATAATAGTTTGCTGTCGTATTCACTGCTTATAATATTATAATTAGATGAAACACCATTCACTGTACCTTTTATATCATATTTAATTTGATTTGGAGTATTATTAAGATCGTAAAAATCTGCTGACACATTATTAATTACTGCTGATGTTTTTGGACTACCATACTGGTTGCTGTTTTCCATAACTGCATTAACAACTGTAATAAAATCGTCTAAGTTATTTACATTGTTACTTACTTCATATAGAATGTCAGTGCCGCCTAAGCTAACACCTGCACTACCTACAATAGACTCGTTTGTTTTAACACTTGTAATTTTCATCTCACCGTACGCTGGCACGTTACGTCGTGGTTGATATCCTAAAAACTCAGCTAATTTATAAACTGATTCTTTTCTTCTGGATGTGCTTAAAAAATTGTTCCTAGCATTTATATCTACTCGATATGCTAAGTTGTGTCCAAACTGTGCTACTACGTCTAGTAGTGAAACAAATTCAGCTGATTCTACCCAGTCATTGTAGTTCTCTGGATAGTTATTACGGACATACTCAACCATTGCAGTTCTAATAGTATCATAATCAAATGCTTGAAAGTTTGCATTAATATATGATTCGTATACAACTGTAAAGTCCTCTGCCGCAAATAATTTATTTTGTCTTGATTTCTGTGCCATAATTATAACTCTGCGTCTTGTTCGAATTCATTGTCGAACTTAATCTGCAACTCTGTTGCAGTTGTTGTTGGTAAGTAAGTTAGCTTTACATTTACTGTAACACTATGTTTATCTTGCTTAACTGTAATACTTGATTCGTTTACTTCAAATCTCGGATCATATGATATTACGTTATATACCTCTTCGTCGATTGCATCAATTGTAGCTTGATCCAACGGTTCAAAGACATATAGGTGTAAGTCACAGCCAAACTCTGGATCTGTCCACTTCTCTCCTTTACGGATTTTAAAGTGGTTTAGTAGATCTTGTTTAGCTAGTTCTATGCCTGTCAGACTTTTACTACTGAAAGGCGAATTTATTGTGGTGTATCCGATTATATTACTCATACAACTATTTATGCAAAAAGATAAGTAGGTATATTATGATTGAAGAATTAGCTTATCTTCGGGCCATTTTATGTAATCTTGCCAGAATGGGCATGGAATTGTTATTTGATGTGTCTTTTCAGAGTAGTTTATCCTGTGCCAACTTGGAACTGTTGGTACATTAATAGGCCTAGATAAACTATCACCCTTCTTAACATTACAAGGCCCACATGCACTTACTGTGTTTTCCCACGTAAGCCTGCCACCATGTGACTTAGGAATCACATGATCGATGGTTAAGTCAGCATAACTAAACTGATCACCGCAATATTGACAGCAATGATTATCTCGTAGGTATAGATTCCGTCGAGAGTACTTTGCTTTTTTTGGTTGCTTGTGATAAGTGTTTAGCATGATTATGCTAGGGCATGGTATAGTAAGTGATTCAGACCGTAGGTACACACCGTCATAGCTTCTGATTACACGCACTTTTTGTTGAAAGACAGCCTTGACTGCGTCTTGCCAACTAACTGTGCTTAAAGGTAATATTGATAATGGCTGTCCGTCAGCGTTAAGTAGTAATACACTGTTGTTCAAGTTTCTGTTCCTTGTAATTATAAAGTATTTATTAAGATAATTGAGTGACTATAGTTCGTTTTCTATTTTCAGTCATGTTAGGCAAGAATCTTTTTGTTTCTGCATAATAAATATATTCTGCCTGTTTTGTTTGTGCTGTTGTTAATTGTCCTGCTGAGTATTCTTTTACAAGTGTTTGTATCCCTTGTTCTTTAATAAGTGATCTAAGTTTGTATACTCCATAGTCTCCAAGCATTAATATTTTTGCATCAGCCTGTCTGCTTAATCTATCAGCTCCACATAATGTCATTGCAGTTGCAATATAATCCCATTGTCTATTTTTAATATAATCAGTTAAATTAAATTGTCTGTTAGGTGTGCCTACAAAATTAAAAGAACCAGTTGCTACATATAAATCTAACATAGCATCATACTGTGATTGAGATAATGTTGTTAATGGAAATATCCTTTTAAATTTACGTTCTTTGTCTTTGAAGTTTTCAATAAATGCTGTATATGCATTTACTTCAGTAAGTCCTATTCCGTTAAGGTTAGTACTGTCAATGTTTCCATATCCAATTGTTCCTTTTCTGCTATAGCCTGACCATAGTATTGTTCTAACTTTAAGATTAAGAAGTTTATCACTTGCTTCTAACTCATTTAAATTAATTAATGTATCAACTGTAGTTTTATCCATCACAGTAAATAATCCGTAATCAATTAAGTTAGTAGAATCTACAGTCGCTTGTAATTTAAAAATAGGCATTATGCTGTATTCCCTTTACCAGTTGTAGCTGTTTCTTCTACACCAACAGCACCAAGCCATGGATGGTGTTCTGGTACTCTACTTGCTGCACTTTTTAGTACACCGGTATTTGTAGTTTGGTTTTGTACTGTTGTCTTTGTTGGAGCTGTAGCAGCTGGCCCGTTCATATCTATTTGTGTTCCAACCATAATGAGGTTTCCAACAGCATTTAGATGATAATTTTCTGCATGTACTTTTATATCCAATGCACTATGTATATCAATGCCGCCAACACTTGTTTCTAATTTTATTCCATCGCCGCCGGCGCTTTTTATATTAACACCCATTTCGGCTTCCATATTAATACTGCCTTTGGCGTGTATGTTATAATCACCTTCAGTGTGCATGCTTATACCTGCTTTACTGTAAACATCTATATGTCCTGCCAAATCCATTTCTACCCAAGCATCACCTGATTGGTTTGTAATAAAAACAAAACCATTGCTATCGTCCATTAATATTTGAGCTCCACCTTTGGTTCTCAGTCTAATATTATTACTGGAGTTTTTATCATCACCGTCGTCTAATGTAAGCGTATGCCCTTGTCGTGTTGTAATACCAAATACTTTACTTGGTGATTCTCTTCTTGCATTACTTTGGCTGTGTCCTCTTACATAGTCAACACTTAGTCCTTGATTATTTAATACTGCTTGAAACGCTTCATTTAGAGGTTTTGTGTCAGCATCATTCTTATCATATGGATTTTTCTCAACTGCTGGTCCATAACTTGTTTTACCATCAGCATAAATCTGGCCGCTTGCATTGCCGCCCATCATAGAATTTCTATCTTTAGCTATAAGGCTACCTAATACTATTCCTTGAGTCTGCGTTCCTGTATAAGCCACTACAACATTAGTTCCAATCTCTGGTGGTTGTGGCCACATGCCATAACTTATAGGAGCAACAGCTTCGTTTGTTTCGTCTTCGCCACTGTCTAAAATCTTATTATGTCCTCCAAATGGAGTTGATAATACACATATCCTGTCTGTTTCTTTTGAACCGAAATCAGATATACGTACAGTAATTCTTCCTGTGTATAAACTATCTTCATTGCTAATTACTTCGCCAATATATATTCCATTAATATTATTAAGGCTTGGGGATGTATTAGCTTTTGCTCCACGTGAAACACGTGTTCCGTCATGTTTTATCATATCTGCCATTTTATTCTCCTGATATCCTTTGTAGTTGTCCTAGCACCAGCGCCGTATTTGTAGTAAGATCTTTATATCCATTTAATGTTTGTGTAAACTGACCACCCTGGAATTTACTCTCAATTGTTGTTAATTTATATACTCCAGATGATATTAGATCAACTGGTCCTCTGCGTTGATTTTCTAACAAGTCACTAGCGTTAGGATTGTATTGTATAAATGATATTAATGCATCTGTTGCATTATAATTTGGTACTTCTAATCTTCCTTCAATACTGCATGTCATTGTTCCCATCCAAAACGGGTCGCCTTTGATTTCCATGTTAAAGTTTAATGCATCATACTCACGTTTTGCTAAGTTTGAACTTTGTAGGTGTCTTTGAGTTTGATCCGGATTTGATTCGCCTTTGTTTTGATCATCAATACTAGGCGGCATTTTTATTCTATTGGCTAACTGATTAAGTCCACCATGCACTGTTCCAAAATCAATATCTTCTAAAAATCGTGCGCTTGTTGCATTTGTATTAGCTGATACATCTGAGTTTGCCGTTGCTTCAGCTGATGTTACATTTGTTATTGCAGTTGGAGTTGTACCAGCAAATTGCTGTCGGCCATCTCTCATATAAACTCCACCTACTGGAATGTCTATAACTGTGTATAGTGATTCAATATCAATTTGATAACTTAATACCTCTGTATTTAACCCGGAATATAAAAATGTATAATTTTTCATAATGGGCTTAAGATTAAATAAATCAACTTGAAACTCTTGATCATTTACTAATTCTTCTGCTACGCTAGCATCTACGTTATGTGTAGACAGACTTAAATTTATGTGTATACTAAATGTAGTTACTGTTGTTTCGTGATACCCATTGCCATGTTGGTCGGGCATCTTGTTAACTCTGATCTCATGTCCGAGTTCTACTACAATACTAGGTGTGACACCCAATGTACTAGCATGCTCACACCAATCTGCCCAAGCCGGACAATTTTTTTGTATGTCTGTAGCAATACGTGGACCAATACCTTCATGGATGTTTATATTTTCTTCTCTTGTATCAATACCATCTCCGCCACTACCTGGATGACCAGGGGACATGTTTGCACCGCTTGTTGTTGCAGCGGCGCCGCCATACATATTTGTTTCCAATGTAAAATGTTTTAAGTTTTTAACAACTTTTCCATTTACTGTGCCAACTGATTTAGCACTGCCAGCGAACTCAATTTTAATTTCTCTGTCTGGAAAAACTAAGCCAGCTTCGTATTTTTGAGGCTCTAATAAACTTATTTCTGCATTGTTGTATCCGGTTTCAAATCCAGTTGCATATGAGCCTACTGTTGTAATATTGTCTATTTTGAAATCTACTGATGTAACTGCATTTGTTTGTGCATGCTTAATCATTGACCATGCAACAATATTATAGCGTGTTCCTTCTGGTCCGGTCGAGCTTCTAATTTGATTTAACTTAACTGGATAAAAGAACACGCCAGGAAATTTAGTGCTGGCTGCTGTTTTTGGGTCTCTGCCTAGGAATTCTAATTTTAAAATATAATTCTGTGTATACAAACTACTTGAATTTCCCATTGCTATACCAGCACGTAATGCTCTATCTAAGAAAGTAAATCCTAATGATTCAAATAAATCAAATTGTATAATACCCGGTGTTGTGTTACCATGTGTCTGCCCTGGTGTAACCGTTGATATCATCATAAAGTTATCAAGTGTAAACTGTGTTGTTACTCCTTGCATTGCAATTATTTTTGCTTTGTTGGAATTTATTGCAGCACTGTCACTGCTATGTAGCATTGTTGGATCATTCATCACTTCAGTATTTACAATATATAATGTCCATCTGTATGTTGGGCTGTCAACTGTACTCATCCAGTTTTTAGAGTTCATACTATTTGGGTTTTGAAATTCTTGCTGTATACGTTTTGATTCAGGCGGAACAATATCAGCAGCAGTGTCGTCAGCAGATGTATACTGATCAGGAGTATGATCAGTATCTTGTTTGCTAAAATCTATTTCACTTGGATCCTTGCCGTTTGCTAACGCAACACCATTTTCTATTTGAGATTCATCAAACTTACCCATGCCACCACCTTCATGTTTTGTCATTGACTCTAGTAGTGATTTTGTTAGAGCAGGATCAGATTTTAAATCAACTACGGCATTTGGATCTACTCCTGTATCAGCAGCCACTCTAGCAATATATGCAGCTGTATCGTTTTCTGATGGCGGTGCCCAACGTGTGATTACTTTTGCTAATGTATCGTTGCCATGCTTCTCTTGACTTGTATATAAGTTTTTAGTAGCTGCTCGGTATCCG